ACTAAGCCAAATTGGAGTAACATCATCAAGTCCGCGCTGCGCTTTGATTCTCACGGGAGAACCCCATGCGCCGCTCTCGATTGATTGAGCGATTTTTACAGACTGCCACAAAGACCTGAATGTCTGCGCAAGATACCAGCCGTCAGTTTGTCCGTTGCCTGAAGGGAGCGCAGGTTCTTCCTCGCTGTCATGATAAACCGCAAACCGAAGCCAATTGTCAGGCGTTACAGTGCCGGGATCAATTGCTCCCGAAACAGGAGTTATTCTGTTAATAAAATCAGGCAGAATAAAATTCGGTTTATCAACGTCGAATATTTCCGGGCTGTATTCCACACAGGTTAATGTGGCTGTAAAATTATTCCCCGGCTGTATGTCGGTGATAATTAAATCCAGCGCTTCATAACCGCGAACGCCGAAAGCATAAATGTCACCTGCTTTTAAAACGGTATTTTTATCCAGCGGCTCGATAAAATAAATTATATTTTCGGGCTCGTAATAAACATCTTCTTTTTCGTCTATTGCGTATATATCTCCGATAAACGGTTCAAATAATTTTTCATTTTCCCCGGGATAATATGTTACGGATTTCTCGCGGCGAAGTCCCTGATTAAAAACGGCGTCTTTCAGTATAATGGTTCCGTCGCGTAACCTTATTCTTACGGCGTAATGATTGCCTGCTGTCATTGCAACGGGCTCATCGGTATCAATACCGACGCATACGCCATCCGCCCAAATTGTGCCTTTAATTCTGCCCTGAACGGATCCTGTTAAAGCGACATCGCCCGCGTATTGAATCCAATCGCCTTTACTGACGACTAAGTATTCAATGTCCGCTTCAATTGTGTGTATAAAAGGACGGTTTTTAATGCAGCCGTAATTATACATTCCAAGTCGCCGCGCCTGAATGGAATTCGTCACACCCCACAATCCGCACTTCTGGATTGTTTTCGGATCTTCTATTTTATTTCCGTCTTTTGTGTTATACACAAGGCAATCATTTTGCGCATAACCCGATTCTTCATCGATGAATTGCATTGAAATAGCTTCAGGCACATCAGCGTTAAACATGGAAATACTGTAACTGATCGAGTTTTTCGGCGTGAATAATTGCATGTGCGCAGGACGTTCAATATCCTGCACAACGGATATCTTCGAATCAATACGTAAAATATCCGCGCGCGCTGTGCTGCCTATCATTTTTAAAAGTTCGGCAATGGTGACGGATTCCGACAAGTAGGCGTTACAGGTATAGTCGTGTTCTTCACACCATGCGTAGAACTTTTCGATTGAGGGATAATCGACATCATCCGAATCAACAATTTGCTGCGCGGCTCTACCCTGCAGCGCGTAAATTAAAGCTGAAGCAGGATTGCGCGTTTCTTCGGAATGTGACCAGTAAAGCGGACCCGATCCTTTTTTGTCATATACAGGCAATTTCGATGTCGCTACATAATTAAAACCGTCGATAACATTGTTTAATTTTGCTGTTGCCATTACGCGAAGAGTAATAATCGTTAAATTCTCTTGGCGCTGCCGGCGAATCGGGCGAATCGGTTTACCGTCTTTATCTTTTGTTTTATAAGAACGAACAGATCCAACATAAACCTGATCAACTATTTTAGAGTCAGTGGAATCGGGTGAAAGCCGCGTTATTTTCACTTCGTATTGACCGGGCGGCAGATTATCCCGCGTTACCTGATATCTTTTAGTTTTAAGTTCTGCGCCTGTTATGTTTAACAGTTCCATCAGTTGATAATTATTATCATTTACATTTTTGAAAGAGATTTCAACATCAACGGAAGCATTGTCGAGTCCGCCGCTGTCTTTATATTTTCCTATGCCGTTATGCAAAAAAATGTCAACGTTTATTTTGTTTGTATTATTCGGAGTTCTACTGATAATTTCTCCCGATATTTTTCCGCCTTCGCCGTCGTCTACTTCATTTTGCAAAGGCGCGTTTAATGCGTCCTCGTGTACGCAATACGGATATATGCTTGACTGTTCGCCGTTTTGCAGGATTTCCATTTTTATAACAGGATCCAAACCCTGCATTATTTCATTTATGTTTTTTGTTTTCGAATATTCAATGATAGGTGTTTCACCTAACTTTATGCTGTTTAAATCGATCACGCAGTCTTTATAACCGCCGCAAAACATTTGAATAAAATACTGCTGATTACCTATTATTTCCGTGTGCGGATTCGCGGCAAGGTCAGGAAAAATCCTATGACGTCCGAACAAAACGGGAATTCTTCCATGCTGGCGCGCTTGATTCTTACCGCCGCGGATAGACGGATCATTTTCAGGTTTCTCGCGATCCGTTACGGGTATTTGAGTAGACATCAGAACCTGTCCGCCGAGAGCCAATCCCAAACCTGTTCCGATCATTGCCACGCCAAGACCCGATAAAGTTCCAAAACTCGCTATCGAAATAATTGCGCCGAGCATTACAAGCGCCCAGCCGCCTAACTTCATTCCGGCTCCCGCTTCTTCAGGTGTGCCGCAGGGAACAAATTTAATTGTTAAATTATCACCGCTTAAAGCATATTCGGAAAAATCAGTAACGATTTCACCGTTTCGGCATACGCGGGCTTGCGATAAAGGAAAGCCTGTATTCAGGTTTTCTATAATTTTTTTTATGGTGTTCGGCTGCGCCGTGATTTTTATTCTGCTTGAACGCAGAGGATGCGGCTGAATTATAATGTTAACTGACACGGTAATACCCCTCTATTCTGCCTTTTAAGCCGGGATGTGTTTCTCTCTGACATATACTGCCTGTTTTAGCTCTCGTGTGCAGTATGAACCCCGCACCGGCGTAGATTCCGATGTGGCAAGGTTTGCCTTGTTCTGTAATTACCACGACGGATTTCTCCGCAGGTTTTGATAATTTTTCCGCCGCCAGTACCGGGCGATGTTCGCTGAATAATCTTGACGTTTCCAGTATATTATTGGCGTCTTCATAATTATCTGACAATTCAGGTAACTTTATATTGTATTCGTTATGTAAAACCAGCCTGATTAATCCATAACAATCGCAGCCTGTAATTGTCCTGCCGTTGGAGACAAAAGGGATGCCTATATATTTGTTCACCCATTCATACATCAAAAAAATAACCCCTCAAAATCATCAGGCGAATAAGTATCTTTCGGGAATTTCCGATCCAGCAAATAAAAATCATGCACTTCTCCCTCGATTTTTTCTTTACTTGCCCTGACGTTTCTTAATATATATTTCAAAGGTCCGCGTTCGTAAACATCAGGCGTATCCGCCATGATAACGCAGATTTTTACATATATTTCTTTTCCGACAGCTTTTTTAATTTCCGAAAAAATCAATTGATCCGTATTATCAATCGCCAGTTTGCATGGGCGCGGAGCGTCATCTGTCTGTTCCGGCAGAATGATCGAGAAAGCGGCTGGATTAAACTCTTCTCCGCCTGATGTTACAGGCTGATTATTATCCACAAACCGCAATATAGCTCCGCCGCCTGAAACTTCAATCGTGATCAAATGTAAAAATACTTTTTCNGTTTCAGGAGCAAAGACGGCTTCTGCGGCAGGTTTGGATATTCGGCTCATGATAATAACCTCTGTTTCATAAACGCTCCAGCGACATTGAGATTTCGAAGAAACCGCTGACGGATACTTCCTGATAAGGTTCTATAAATCGGAATTCCGCTGTCTCGAGGGTTTGAGGATCCGTAAAATTAAATCTTAATACACCGTCAGCCAAAGCGGTTTTAAAAAACAAATCCAGCTCGATTAGCTGGNTTTTATTAAGCAGCATTTTACCGGAAAATGTTTTTACAGAAGCGGTGTAACGGCGCCGCATTTTTTCGGGTCCAGCATCCATTGCGGTACGAACAACGCTTGTTTTGCGTTTCGCGGATAATCCATCCATGAGCAATGTTACAGGCAATGTATCAGGCCATGATATTTCAGTCATTTTAAACTCCTACAGGACGTTTACCGAAGCGTGAAGCCATTGCATTATCAGCTTTTCCCGACATTATATGCTGATTAACAAGCTGCCCGACCATTACATCTATTTGCTTATTCCCTTCACTGTCTACAGTTTCTCTCTGCGAAATATCTTCGCTCGTATTGTTGATAAT